CCAAAACCTTCAATGCCTGAATTAGGACCTGAAAAACCAGCGGATATTGCACCAGTAGCCCCACCAATCAAGGCGGACTTAAAGGCATCTTTTATAGTACCACCTTGAACTAGGGTGCCGATACCTGCACCTAATGCAGCAGAATAAACTTGACCTAGACCCGGAGCAAAGTAATTAAGCGCCATAGGTATAATAAGAGGAGCAGCCTTCTTTAAAGCTTTTCCTACGCCCTTGGCTATCTTACTTACAGATTTAAATAACTTCTTAAAAAAGAACTCTGGTAATCCTGTTGTAGGGTTCAAACTGTTTTTGCTTTCGCCAACAACATATCTTTCTGGGTCTTCTACACCTAGTTCTCTTAAATGACTAAATATACTTTCTTTTAAGGCTGGATTCTTTTCAATCAAGGCCCGTGGGACGATGAGCTCGCCTGTTTCGACGTGAGCTACGGTGTCATCCCCATAACGACCAAAGTTAGCCATTTTCTTACCTACTTCCGAGAATTGAGCAATACCATTCGTGCCGAACTGCTCTCGGAGCTCTTCAGCCTCTAGTTGCTCTATCTGCTCATCGGTCATTACAAAATCAGCAATACCGCCCGCAGGGATAACTTGTTGTTTAAGCGCTTGATCCATGTTTACTACCTTACCATGAAAGTTTTACTTGTTCAATCCTATATCTGCGATAACGCACTTGTTGTGATTCTAGTCTTAATTAGCTCTTGTATACTAGCTACAATATGAATCCTATTAGCCGTTCCCGCTTGGCATGATATTGATTCTCCAGCTTGAAGCACTAAATCTCTTGTTAGTAGCTCTTCTGTTCCATGACCAGCAACCGTTTTATCAAACATTTCAAAAACATTACCATTAATATCTGTTATAAATACTCTCACAGTGTCACTATTATTACTATGTTCATGAACTATGATTGAGTTAATAACAGAAGAATTTGATTCTGCTCCACTAGGTGCCGTATATAGAACTGTCGCATCCGTTGTTGTTAATACAAGCTTTGCATTTGTTAGACCTTGAATATATTGAGGAATACTGGTTACTAACATTATCTTCTTCCATCCTCTCTTATATCTACTCTTGGTGTACCAAGTTTATATTTAGTTCCTAATGATGTCGAATCAATTCGTAAAGCAAAAGATCTGCCTCGTAAACGATAGTTTAATTTTTCTGTAAACTGTTCTACGGGACTAGTTGCTGTTCTTTGTGTATTACCAGACTCACTTTGTGCAAAGTTTGCTCCTGGGAAGTTCTTAGTCTTTATTGTAAAATCTACATCTGGGTTTAAACTTGTTGACCCATTAAAAGTTATATCAGGCACAACTTCTCTTAAAGAAACATATTTATCACCATCACCTATATCTATTGGTGCAGATTCAATAAATGATGTCATAGCTGATCCATCATCATCGTAACCTACTTCATGGTTATATAAATATTGACCACCAGTGGCTACAGGTAACGTTCTAATACCTCTGTCAAGCCATGCTTGACGAGTCATTGTCCCATAGTACCATACTTTTTCTGAATAATTATAAGCAACATATTTATCTATTTCTATGCTACCAGATGATGGATAAAACCATAATAGTTCACTAAATTCTGAATTAACACCCACATGAACCTTATCACGCTCTTCAAAGTTAAAATCTAAAAAGACTTTATCTTTAACAGTACATGGTAATTGTACAGTTTGACCACCATTGGTTACATAGAAAGTATCAACACCCATCCAGTAAACAGCATCCTCTACCGCAACAGCAGAAGAAGGACTCATAATGGTTATGTTCTTTGACAATTCTTGCAAACCAAAAGTAAATGGAGGACCTATAAATTTCATAGCATGTAATGTTTTATTTGTAAAAACAAGTAACTGTTGTCTTGTCTCAACAGCTTGAACAAAGGTCGATCCACCACCAAGTCTTAGATCACCTGCCGTGTTTGTGGCAGTTGGAAACCACTCAAGAGGGTTTTCTTGAGACGAGAATCTAATCAACAACGGATCTTGCACACCATCTCCATCAGGGGATGTTAAATTAGCACCAAAGTTATCACACCCAAAAGCAATAACGTGCCTATCTTGGTCAGAAACTAGAACTTGTTTAGCTCTTTGTGGAATACTTGTCTTTGTACCAGCAAGAGTGTTTAATTTTACTGCCCTTCCGCTCAATCCATTTGTTCTATCCCAATAATAAAGAGCACCATCTCTTGGGTTAATTATTAAATCTTCACCAAAGTTATCGTGTGACCACAATCTGATCTGTGCACCGGGAACCGTGATCGAGGCTGCACTACCCCATCCTACAAAGTCATCTGTAGGAAGAGCATTACCTGTGGCTAATCTAACCAATGATCCGTTGTCATGTGTTGCAGCGGTTGTGCCACTATGTCCACGGGTCACTGTCATTGTATTATCATCAGCGGAAGCCGTAATAAGCATTAACTCATTATCAATTAAAATAACATCGCCTTCTGTGGTCATGCCTGTTTCATCAATAACATCTACGCCTGTCTCACTTGCATCGAGAGCTTCATTCAAAGTTGTAGCTAAAGCACCATTAGTTGTACCACTCCATTGTCCTGCACCCCAACCAGTACCACCTACGGTCACATCTAGACCTGTGTTTAACTGATAAGCTCCTACAACACTAGCACCACCATTACCTGTATCAGAAGCATTGGCTGCAATAGCAGAGGTAATTGTATATGAATTAGAACTTATAACAGAAACAATTTTATATTCTTTATTAAGAACGGCAGCTGTTATGTTGCCACCTAAACTCACCGCCCCAGAGAAAGTTACGAAATCATTTTCATTAGCACCATGTGCGGGATCTGAAACAGTTATTGTTGTTGAACCATTTGTAGCTGAAAAGGTTACATCCCCTGCACTGGTTGTAGCTCTAATAGGTGTGATATCATTAAAGCCTTCACCTTCTTCAATATAATATTTTAATTGTGTGCCTATACCTAAAAGATCGGCTCCATCTAATGTTACCCAGTTATGTAAACGTCTTGCTGAACCTTCAAATGTTTCTGTAGTATATTTAGTCCAGCCTCCTATCTTTTCTGGAAAACCAAATCTAAATCTTACTTTATCACCATCAACATATCCACCTTCATTACTTTCAGATGTTATGTCTGATACAATCCCTGGTTTAAACTTTAACTTAGTAATAGGCATTAGACTATCCTCCCTGCTACTGTTCCAGACCCAGTTCTTGTAACATTACTGTCTCCTTGTATATAGTAACCTGCCAATCCTCCAGACGAACCTGATGTGCCGTTTGTAGGCGCAGTAGCTGGAAAAGTAACGTCTGTTCCTGAACCATCGGTACCTGTTGCTCCAGTTGAACCATTGGCACCTAAAGCTCCACCTGCTCCACCAGTGCCTCCGTTACCAGCATTATTAGAGCCAGAGCTGCCACTAGAACCAGAAGTTGCTGATTGTGTGAATCCTTGACCAACGCCACCCGCTCCACCTGCAGCTCCTGCTTGAGTAGCTAAACATGTACCAGAAACAGCTCCGCTTAATGTGTTATAATAAAAATTAGGTGATGTAGTTCCTTGATGAGCAGTAGTTCCATAAACAGTAAAATAAGTTTTAGTTGACGCATTTATACCTGCTGTACCACTATTAGAAACAGATGTTCCAGAACTTGAGGTGCTTTCGCTTACAGAAATAGTAGGTGTTCCGTATCCACTACCATATTGAGTACTAATACTAGCAGATACAGTATAAACTCCAGTTGTGTTTGTTTTTGCAGAAAAATAAATAGGGCCTCTGTTTGCACAAGCTCCAGAAAGACCTGTTCCTGCTCCACCAAGGGAATTTAAATCAAACTGCGATGGATTGATACCTCTGCTAAACTGTCCTCCAATACCTCCCCACAATCTGTCACCGACAACCCCAACTCCGTCTAAATTATTCCCTGAACCGCCATAGACTGTAAACCAACTAGGAGAATTATTTTGTGGCGTAAAAGCTCCACCACCACCTTCATCAACCAATTCAGAAAATGTAGCATTAGCAGTGTAAACACCTTTACCACCTGTTCCGCCAGTGCCTCCACCGCCTCCACCACCTTTGATGTTAGCACCACTATTATTAACAAGAGTAGTTGTCACATCTGCTTTTAAAGCTGTTCCACCATTAGATCCTGCTGCACCACCTTGACCATATATATTACCGTTATTAGTCACAGTTATACTTCCAGAACCACCAGAAGCTAAGTCTAAAGCAGGAGAACCAGTAGATGTACTATAAACAGTTACGCCTGAGTTTATTACAATATATTTTGGGTAATCGACAGCATAATCATCTCCAAACATACTTGAGCCAGTTTGATTTGAAGTGTTAGAAGAAAAAGTTTTTTGCCACCCTCTAGCTTGAGAATAAAAACTATTTAAGCTAATAGCACCACTTGTGGGAACATTAGCAGCTAAATTTGTAGCTGTATTATTACCTGCGTTATCTCTTATTTTAGATCCACCACGATAGTAATCATCAAAAGAAACAGGTGTATTACTCCCGGGGCTAAATTCATCCCGAATGTCTGAAAGACTTATTGTTCCAGAACCAGTTAACGCCATTAGATTGATCCGAAAGCTGTAATATTTCCAGTTACAGTTAAA